ATATACCCACGATACAGTGGCGTTAGCTTTCGCTCTTACAGAAGAAGCAGTTGAAGATAATCTTTATGACAGTCTGGGCAAAAGATACGTTAAAGCATTAGCAAAATCTATGGCTAACACTAAGGAAGTCAAAGGTGCCGATGTTTTAAATAATGCTTTCTCATCTAGCTTCACAGGAGGCGATGGAGTATCACTTATTAACAGCTCACATCCACTTGCAGGTGGAGGTACAGCTGCCAACAGAGCTACTACTATGGCTGACTTGAATGAGGCTTCATTAGAAGACGCATTAATCGATATATCTACATTTACAGATGACAGAGGTTTAACTATTTCTGTGCAAGCTGACAAACTTGTGGTTCCACCACAATTAGTGTTTGTTGCTGACAGAATATTACAGTCAAACCAAAGATCTGGCACAGCTGATAATGACATCAACGCAATCAAAAACACAGGTGTTTTACCTGGTGGTTACGTTGTAAACCATTATCTATCTGACCCAGATGCTTTCTTTATTCTTACATCTGTAAACAGCATGGGCGAAGGTCTAAAAATGTTCCAAAGGTCTCCAATGGAGACATCTATGGAACCAGACTTCTCTACAGGCAATATTAGATATAAAGCAAGAGAAAGATATTCATTTGGCTTCTCCGACTGGAGAGGTATTTATGGGTCTCAAGGTGCATAATTTGAAGTCGTAATACACTTTATTACTCAGTATTACAAAAGGGTCCAATCTGGGCCCTTTTTTTTGGTCTAAATTAATTAAAAATAATGTATGTAAATAGTTGCATAAAGTTGCAATATTTAGTATATTAACTATGTGAGATATTTAATTAAAAACCAAAAGGAGGAAAAATGACAAAAGGTTTTGAAGTAAAGAAAAACTATTATCTTTTTGATAATAATGATAAACCTAGACACGAAGGGACTTTGACTGGTGTGTCTTCGGACGACCAATATTTGTTAGCTGGCAGGAGTTATAGATGCCTAGGTGCTGGAAGAGAAGTTGGTTTGTTTACAAACTCAAATGCCACTGAAGCAGATAGACT